AAACGGTTGCTCAAAATCATTATAGCTAACATACTCTTCTCCTATATTAAAACCTAAGTTACCGTTTTCATTAATTTGAAAAGGTACATTTGTTTTTTCGCCATCAATCAAACCGTACATTGCAGCTGCGTTGGAGTACTGCATGTCATCATTACCTTCTGAAAACAAACCGCTTCTAACCCCATCAGCAAATTCAATTTTGTTTTCTTTATAAGAATCTAATTGATTTTTTAGATTAGTAAAGCTATTGTTAACCCCATTCATAACATCAACGTGGTATTGATACTCAGGCGATGAGGTGTCGCTAATTTTAGCTAATGCGTTTGCTGAATGAGCATATTTAGAACGCTGGCTAGTTAAAAACTTACCTAAGTTCTTTTGCTCTTCCTTAGAATAAGCAGTAAGATCTACATCTGACTTCATCTTACCCATCGAGTTAGATACGCTGTCGTTTATAGATTTTATTTTATTCTTTCTATCAGTGTTAGCTTGTTTAATAGTATCAAACAAGTTATTACCGCTCGGCATTTGCGATTTATACTGCGGGCGTCTATTAGCCGCAAGCATTCTTTTATTCGCTTCTATTAAACTTCTATCAGCCATTATATTATAATCCTAAAAGTTGACCAAATATGCTATCCGATCCCGCTCGGCCGGGGCTAGCTTGGAATCCAACGCCTCCCATAACTGCATCGCTTACGCCTCCCATTAATGATTGGGTAGCTTCTTGTCTAGCTAAATCTGCCGCGCCTTTGCGATCCATAGCCATTCCTAATTCAGTGCTGTATTGGTCACGCTTCATTTTACGCGACATAACATCACCGTCCCTCTCCATAGCTTGCAAATTGCCTGCCATTGAAGCAGCAGCTGCAGTGTTACTCGCTTCTTGATTAGCTATACTAGCAGATGCTTGCGTTGCGTTTTGAGATTGCTGATTAGCAAGTGACTGGGCTAGTGCAGCAATACCAGAACCGCCAGCCGCTCCCTTCATGCTGCCCATTATGTTAGACATGCCTTGCGCTTGCTGTTGACTGGCATAATCTGCAGCCTGAGTGTTTACCGTTAAATCTTCCATAGTGTTTTCCATATTCGCATATGGGTTGGAAAGATCTTGGTTCATATATTGCTCGCGGGTGCGGTCAAAGTCGGCTTGAGCATCTTTTTGTTCCTGCTTTCTTTTCTTATGGCCAATTATACCATTCGCAATTCCCATGGCACCTGAAAGTCCTAAAGCTAAAGGTATCATATTATATTAGTTTATAGTTCATTATTACGTATTATTAGCTGCTGATAAACACTTCTGAGTTAACAGCAAAGAGCTCTTTCTTATCTGAGCTTGATGTTTTCATTTCAATAGACGCATGGTATCCTATTATTCCCGAGGTATTCTTTTCAGAATCTTTAGCAAACAACATAAAATCGCCGTTTACCGGTGGAGTACCTGCTATTGAACTGGTAAACCTAATAGAATTATCAGCTTGACTAACAGATAGCACCGTGCCTATTACTCGTAAAGTATTACCAGGATCATATGAATACACAGTATCACCATTTTGTAAGGAAACGTTTAGCTTCCCATTTATAAACACTATTGTGCTACCAGAATCGTGAGATAAAACATTACCCAAGCCTTGTACTGAAAATTCGCCAGTGTCAATATTAGACAATGTAGTTGCCTTGCCTTTAATATAGTTATAGTGTAGGTTCTCTTTAGTCTTCCATGCCTCAACCTCCCCATCTTGCTGATCGGTAAGCACATCAGCTACCCAACCGGTGTCACCTTCGTAAGATAGCGTTTTAAAGTTTTTAATACTAGAAGGGGCGTCGTTAAATATAGGCGTCACTGTAGTATTGTATTGCGTACCGTAAAAATTAGAACGGACAGAGTTATTATGTTGCCACAGTTCGCCTGCCTTCACTGTAAAATATTCGTTGTTTAAAGACAATCCAGCCTCAGGTACAAATGAAAGTCTAGTAACCCAGCCGTCTGAATTTTCTTTAAAAGAAACAGATTCGTCGCCAGTAAAACTTAAATTGTATGAGCTGTTAGCTTCATCATAAGTGCCTAGTATATTACCGCTATGAGCTTTTAGTTTATCTTCGAAGTAATCAGCCATGCCTTTACCAGCTATATCTGTTATTCCGTCTCTAGAAAGTCTTATAACTGCTCCTCTGGCTTTATCAGTAAAATAAGATCTAAACCCAAACGAAGCAAAAGATTCAGGGTTTTTAGATATACCGTACTCACCCGCAAACGGTATTGTTTGGCCCAACACATTGTTGCTAGAAGTTATATTAGTGTCACCGTTAGCAGAAAACAGAGCGTCTTTGTTGGCTAATATTTTAAAACACTTGTCTTCACAAAGAGCAATTAAATCAGTGTCTCTAGCGTGTAACTTCTGCACACCCCCGTATGTTACTGGTAAGTCTTTAGTTATATTAATTGCGGTGGTAAATTGATTCGACTCATTAACACCCGATCTTGAATTAACTATACCACTATATATTAAGCCGTTGGCCCTTCTATTTTCTTTATAAGGTATTTGCAGTGTAGTACTTACTCTTACACCTTTGCCTAATAAAGGAGCATTATAATCATCCCTAATCCTATTAGATTCTACCCCATTGCCAAAAGCGTAGCAGTTCTTAAAATCTAAATCTATAGTATTAGCTAAGCCTGAAATTTCCAGAGCGTCTGTTGCTTCGTAATATATATCTAAATCAGCGAGCTCAATAGGGACTACTTCAAATACAGCAGGGTTAGGTGTTGCATTAACACTGCCCTCGAATGAAGATACTATTTGCAGTTCAGCGGGGTTAGTGCCAATGTCGTCACTAAACGCTCTGTCAACCGTGATAACTTTTCTATCGTACGAAGGTATCGTAGTCCCAAACTGAGAACCTTGTTGGTTTGTAGACACAGTTACAGCTGTAACATTATATACTTGCCCTAAAGAGCCGCCACTATTTGCGAATCTTATTTTAGTACCAGCTTCTATTTGATTAAACGCTTTAGCCATGGTCGATGCCGTGCTAAAATCCCTATAGTCACTAGAGTCATCATCATCTACCCAGCCTGTATAAAGAATTAAATCAAAAGTGGTATCACTTGCTCCAGATGTTGGTGGGTTTGAGGCTATAGAATTAGCGGTATATCCATACGCCAATTTAGGGCCGTTTGTTCTTGTTAAAGTGGGTAAATTAGACAATACGCTATTAGTAGAAATGTTGACAGTAGCATAAGTAGAATTACCAACATTAGCTGCAATGTCGAGCTCAAACGAAGCGTTACGATTAACCTTCGCGAAGAATTTTCCCTGGAACTCAGGCAATGCTTCTTCTGAAGGGTCGGATAAAATAGCTATTAAAGTATCATTATTTGTAAGATTCTTTAGCCATGCATCATCAGCTAATAACCCCTCGTAATTGTCAAACTCTAGTTCGTAATCGTTTTCATTATTTGAATGATGATCCCCTTTAGGTCCTCCAACTCTTATTCCGTAAATAGCAGAAGTTTTAGTACCGTCTGAAGATTGGAATTGAATAGAAGAGCTACTTGTAAAGCCATTATGGAATACCCGGTGGTTCGATTCGGTAGGCCCTTTAAACGTGATTTTTTCATTGTCAAAACCAGAAGTTTGATATATGATTTCCGCTCTAGCAATAGCCTTGTTAGTTTTCCTTACATGAGGCGGCGCTTCATTTTTAATGTCTAGTACTTTATACCTATTATTAATATAAGTAGCGGTGTTTAAGCCATGCGCTTTTTTAAGTACTAAAAAATCACCTTCTTGAACTTTGTTTCTTTCGGAAGAAGGAAAGCTTAGCCATATATTGCCGTCGTCAGAATCGTAAAAACGGTCTAAGCCTATGTTATAGTACTCAGCAGCCGAATCTTTTACATAATACTTGTAATACTCAGCCCAGCTTGGTACAGACGTTATAGTCGTTGACGCTGATATTTTGTTTTTGCTATTTGACTTATCTATGTCTACCGCAATCGCAGCGTCTTTATTAGTAAATACCGGCGTTTCTCTGTTAAACTCATCTAAAAAGGTAACTCCTACCTGATATGATCTATCTGATTTTACACTCTTCTGCCCGTAATATTGTTCTGAAGCAGTTAAAGCCGTGTCTGTGGTGCTAGCTGTAACTGTAACGGGTGATCCTAACGTAAAATTCTCTACATAATTCCCGTATACTAATCTATTTGCAATAACTTCCTGCGCTTTAGCTTTTCGAGGAACATTATCGTATAGTCTTAAAAGCTGTAGGCTTTCAACCACTGGTCCTAGCAAATCTTTTTCTACAACAAATGTAGACAAAGTGCCGCTAGAAGTTAAATGAGTTTCAAGTACATATATGTTATTTGAGGCAACACCTTTGTAAAGTACTTCTATTTCTGTAACATTTTCAGGTGGAGTAGCATATGAGCTTGTTGGGAAAGTTAGTGTGATTTTGCGTATAGCATTATCCATACCTATGTTATACCCTTGCTTTGGCTCATATGAATATTGGCCTGTAACAAAAGCAGCTTCACTAAACGGTGCGTAAGTAGAATACTCTCCGTCTTTAAATTTCCATCTGTAAGAAAATCTAGGAAAATCATTTTTAAATATCGGCTCTGACTCTACTAAAGTCATTTCCCAACCAAATTCAGTATTGGGAGTGGTTGCGGATAAGCTTACAATAGTTAATGTGGCCCCGTTAAATTGTCCGATTTGTTCACCGGCCGTTAAGCTACTCAGAGTAGCAATACACTCGTGGTTAATTAATGTGCCGTCAGATTTTGTTTCTGTAGCAATTAATTTTACATTTTTATTATTGAAAGCACTTGACGGCGCAATAAAAGGACTAATTAATCCTTGAACCACTACGGTATCCCCGTTTGTTAAAGGCATCCCGTTTGAATCTGTAAGATTAACAGTTACTGTAACTGGTATAACCCCAACACCTCTTTCGGGATTGGCTGCGGATTTTGTTGAAGACGCAACTATATCTATAGCTTGCTTTGGAGACGGCTTAATAACCGTTATATCAGAGTTTTTAAATTCTCTACCATGTATAGATGTTGTGTCACTCAGTATATTAGAGCTAATCACCGCAGCTGTTGCAGTCTTATAGTCTTCTATATTTATTTTACGCGGCTCATTTAAGTTATCAGTCCAAAATAACATTCCATCCAGTATATTTATACCAGTAATGAAGTTTGAAACATTAAAATTTAAAATTGATGTTGAGCGAACGTCGACTATAACAGGGTCAATAACATTAGTAGACTGAGTGTACTCCAATATTGCGTCACCATCAGCTGCTGTTATAAACCAATATATTTTATCATTTAAAGTGTCTCTGGCAATACCAATACATTTTGGAGACGTTAGCCCAAAATTGTCATCCCAGTCACCAGAGCCTTCATAAATTCTTCTTTGGTTACCTAATATATTCTCAACAGCGCCGACGTCCGAACCTTCAGATGAAGAAACCTGAATGTTTAGAGCGTCACGATATTGGCCTGAGGGCACAAGTCTCTCATCAAGATCCTTGCTCATTTTGCCCTGGACAAAGTTGTGTGCTAATTTTGGCATGTATTAGTGTTTAATCCATTTAGCCTGGTTGCGCATGATTTGAGCAATTTCGCTAATCTTAAGGTTAGACATACGGAGTTTTGCAACTCTTTTTGCTGCAAACGCTTCTTTCTTAAAGCGCGCGACTAAATATTCTTGAGTATTTGCTCTTGTAGCCAGAATAGCGTGAGCGAGATATTTGTATACAGCTTCTTCTGCGAATTTATGCACACGCATTTCTTCGTCAGTTCCTAAGCTGTCACTTATATATTTAAGAGTAACGACTTTGTTCACTAAGCCTGAGCTAAAGTGTGCGATACCTTTTAGTTTATCAATGTAGAAAACCCCGTTGCTTTGCGCAAACTCAGGGTTTAAACCATAACGGCGCCCGTGGCGGTAAAGATTGAACAGCTCACTTGTGCTAAGCTCTGCTTTATTGTTATCTGCAGCACTTGCTCCTTCAAAAGACTTTAAAGTTTCAGATTTGCTCGCGTATTGTTTTTCGCCGTTGCCATCGAACGTGTACTCGTAATCGCTATCTTGAATAATAGCCTGCGGGTTACTTGAATGGCGAGTTGGATGTATTACATGCTCAATACCCGATGCATCCGACCAAGTAAACTTAACATAGTTAACATAATCTTGAGGCAAGATCATCTCAAGGGCCGGTCCTAACTCTATCTCTAAAGCTTTTTCTGAGGGTAACGTGTCGAAGGAAAGCTCTTGTAAAGCACGCTGAGCATGAAATGCAACATCCGTGCGCTTAATCTTGCTAATGATTTTATCCTCCCCAACATAAGCAATGATGAAATTGTTAATTATATCTTTAATGCTTATAAACTGGTAATCGCCGTAATTTTCGTCGCCACTATTCCAATTGCCATCGGCACCTTCATAATAGACTTTTTGTGTTTGACTAATTAATCCCATTTATTAAGCTTTTTCTTGTTGTGTGTTCTGTCCTTCCATTTGGTTACCAATTTGGTAAACCTGAAGTTCTTTAATAGAAAGCCCTGCTAATTGTAGTATTTTAAATACTAATTCTGTTTCTTCAGAAGCGTGCAGCTCAAAATTAGTAGCGTTTGAAGCGTTATATACAGCTCTCCCGGCTACAGTATTGTAAGCCCATTCTACTACTGCAGGTACTTTAATATAATTACACGATACTCCTGAAGTTAACGCAGCTGCACCGTATACCTTGTATCCTGTAGCACTTGCTACAAATATCGGGCGAGCGTCCGTAGGCTTAGTAAGCGGTGAAGCGTTAATGTATAGGTACTCATTTGCGTTGATACGCTCTGCTTCAATATTGTTATAAATAATTGTACCTAACCGGTAAAGATCGCTAGGAACTGCCCAGTTAGGTGCTGAGTAAGTCATATTACCAGTCTTCTCAAAAATGTTAATCTTTTCGTTTAACAAGTTGAGCATGTCTGAATACTCGGTGTCATTACCATGCATCCGGCCAAACTGGTTGATATCATAAAAGTATTGCTCAAAAATATCAGACTGTGCTTGATTAGCAAACAGGTTAAATTCCTGAGGCGTTACGTACCCTCTTTGTTCTTTGTTAAGGATAGCTAATACTCTTTGGTATACTGTATCTACGCTTACTGCCATTTTGTGTTTGTTTATGTGTATTAAGTAATTAGGCCGCTTTTTACAGCAGCCTAATCACAAAAAGATATGTATTATAGCTGTTTCTCTACGGCTCGTAATACTTCCATACCCTCATCTGTTTTAAAATAAGCAGCGAGAGCTGAATATGGATGTTCATTAAACGGCACCGTCAATAGTTTCCTACCGTTATTTGCATATGTAAATGTGCGCTGATCTTGAGATAAAGCTAAAATACCGGTTTCGGTGGCTCTAATACCAATGTTACGCAACATAACGTTATCATCATTAGCTAGCTCTAAGAACAAAGCAGGTTGATTACGCGCAAGTATTAGTAAATCACGTTTTAACTCCTTAGATGACGCGTTAGATACCTGTGCTGAGCCGTATTGAGCTCTTAAAATCGCTTCTGCTTCGTCAACGTCCATTGCTTTTGCAACGGTCATTGCTTCTAGCTCTAATTCAATCCAGTCAGTTTCGTTTTCTGCGATCTGGTCTGGTTTGTATTCTGTAATGCGACCCTGTAGTGTATATGGGTGGTATAAAGAAAGAAGCTTTTGTAAAACTACGTTTTCTTTTGGTACACGTAAGATGCCGTCTCTAAATACGATACGCCCTAATGTGGCTGTACCTTCTTGCTCATCAACAAATGGGGTACGTTGGTTTGTTGCATAACGCAACTCGCGGTTGTAACCCAATGATTCGTCAAAATATAATAAAGGAGTACGGGCCGAATGTACTGTAGGTAATGTAAACGCTAATGGCTTACGGCCTGAAGTAATTTCGTACAATCTATCTTTAAATACCCATGTGTCTACGGGTGCTGCCGGAGCTGGTGCTTCGACTATTTGTTCAACAACTGCTGTTGCAGGTGCTGGTTTTGCCGCTGGTTTTTTAGCGGCAGGCTTTTTAGCTTGTGCCATGATATAATATAATTAAATAAAGGTAATAATCACCCCCGACCGAAGCCGAGGGTGAATAAATATTAACTCAATTATGCTTGAGTTTTCTTCAGCATTACGAAGTTGTTCGCAGCTTGAACACAAAGTGCACGCTCAGAAAGGAAGTGTACGTTCATTTCATCAGCATCACTAGTGTAGTTGCCACCAACTGAACCAGTAACCCAAGACTTCATACGACGATCTTCAGCTTCAGAAGCACGGTAACGTACGTGTAAGAACGGACGAGCGATGTTCTGACCCAAGTTTTGGTCGTATACAGTAGAAGTACCAGCAGGAACAATAACACCCTCTACGTCAGCAATGCTACCGCGAGTTGCAGAATCGTTCAAGTATTTCCAGTCAGTCTTGTAGAAATCGTAAGAACCACGACGGAATCCAGAGAAACCTAAGTTCAAAGCCATATCCTCAGAGTTATCGAATACTCCGTAAGAAGTACCACCTGATCCGTAGCTATTAGCACGAGCAAGCATGTTGTCGATATCCAAAGCAGTGCGACGATCCAAGAACATCATGTTCTCTTCAATAGCACCTTGCTTATCTAATTCCTGAAGAATTACATCAAAGTCACCTAAACCAGTTAAACCAGCAGTGTTGTTGAAGTCTTGGTCGTTAAATACCAAACCACGAGACTCTAAAGCAGCAAACAAACCTTCAGATCCTTCGATCTTAGCAGTGTTACCGAATCCAGAACCTTGGTTGATAGTAGACTGAGCTTTCTCAGCTTCAACCATGCTCATTTCGAGGTAGTCTTCAAAACGTAGACGAGACTCGTGCTCAGACTTCAAGTACCATAAGTATCCAGAAGTACCAGCTTCAGTAGTTACTTCAACCCAACCGATTTGAGCTACATCAGAACCTTTAACATTGTACTTATCACGTAAGATGATAGGCTTGTTGTCAAAAGTAGTGAAAGAAGCATCTAGTGAGTTACCAGCACCGCTAGAACCTTTAGTGTACTCAGAACCGTAAACAAATACTTTAGCATCTGTTGCGCTATCAAAAGTAGTGCTCAAGTTTGCATCAGCAGTATCGTAAACAGCAATGTTTACAGTAACACCAGATACAGAAGTAACGTATGCTTTGTGGCTTACGTATCCTTTAGATACTACCAAAGTCATACCTGCGCCGATCAAGTGACCAGCAGGCATAGTAAGTGCGTCACCATCAGCATCAACAGTAATACTGTCATATGCGATGTGTAAACGTCCTTGCTCTTGCCATACCACGCGGTCAGAAGCCATAGGCATTTCTGCACCAACCATGCGCAAGAATCCTGATACTGTACGGTTTCCGTAGCGCTCTACTTCTTTCTCGTATACCTCAGGAAGGAATTGTTGTGTAAAGTCCATGTCAGCCACAGACAGATAATTGTCACCAAACAAGCCCTTGATAGGACGTGGAGTAAGGTGAGCTAAGTTTGCCAGACCAGCTGGCGACGTTGCAAAACTCATTTCTTATTTGTTTTTAATGAATTATTTTTTAAACTTGACCTTGAGTTTAGAAGTGCTTTCCCCATCATTTACAGCGCGTATAGTCCACCCGTTTTGTGTTGTAACTTTTTCATGAGTCCCTCTCGGATTCATATCAACATTCTTCGTGCGTGCCATACTGTCTTTTACTGCATCGGCTTTACCTTGCTCATAAAAGTGTTGTGCAACTTGATCGGCATTCATAGCGGTGAACAGCGATTTATGATAACCCTTAGCATCTCTCATTTCCCCCTTTTCATTCAAGAACTTCTTGATAAAGTTGTTAATGTCGCCTTGAGTTTCTTTAACCTGGCCAGCATCTTTAACCTTAAAACGGTACTTCTTGTCGCCAACGCTATAATCGAAACCCTCGAATTTGTCGCTGAATACTTTCTCGCTTTCTTGTTTAAACCTACTGGTTTGTTGTTCTGCTATTTTAGCAGCCTCTTCACTCTCCCTATTATAACGATTGAAAAATTCAACCGCTTTTTGCTGTTCTGGATTCAATTTTGAACCCATTTTAATTTCGTCGTAGTATTTAGACTTTAAACCGTCTAAATGATTTTTAGCCTCTGCTAATGCCTGCTTACGCTCTAGTTTCTTTAAACGTACTTCACGTTCGTCGTCAAGCTCCTCGTCGTAAGAAAACTTATCTGCTAATAAGAAGTCAATATCTTCACGGTCGTATGCACTAAACTTGGTTTCATAGTATTCTCGAAGCAATTGATCTTCGTTTAAACTAGAATAGTCTGTGTTAAGACGCACATAATCTTCTAAAGAGCCCCCCGTTTCATCCATAAAGTCTACGACTTTTTGAATATTTTCAGGCAAGTTAGCCCCAGCTTTTGTTGATTCTTGAATTGCTTCTGCAACTTCTTCTCCCAACTGTTCCGTAGCCTCTTCTACCTCTTCGTCTGTAATTTCCATTAAGACAGGCTCTTCAGGCGCTTCTTCTGTTACCGGTGCCTCGACCGGTGCTTCCTCAACAACTGGCTCCTCTACGGGAGCTTCTTCTACAGGTTGCTCAACAGGTTCTTCTGCTGGTGCTTCTTGTGGTGTTGCTGAGAAATCCACTTTAATAGTACCATCATCACCCTGTGAAACAGGCGATGTGTCTTTAGTTTCTTCACTCATGATAAAATATTATATAATTGTTATGGTTATTATTACCTAGGTTCGAAGCTTCCTAAACCAAATCCACCGCCAAGTATATCATTACCAGAGGATTCGAAGTCTTTAGGCGCTCCGCCTTTTTGTCTTTGGTCTATAAGTTCGCTTTGTTGCGTAGCTTGTATTTTGGTTCTTTTGTCTTTGCGGTCTTCAGTTTCAGAGATTTTGGTTTTTGCTGCATCTACTTCCAGCCCCTTCAACTGCATGTTATATTGGAATTCAAGAGCCATTAATTGCATCTTAGATTCCACTTCTTTATCAATTCTAGCTTGTTCTAATTGAGCTTTAACTTGCTCTAGCTGAGTCTTTGTCTGCAATGCGGCTTGATCTTTTTGCATTTCTGCTTGAGCTGCCGCTTGTTGAGCTTGTGCGTTTGCTTGTGCTTGTGCCTGCATATTTTGCTGCTGCATCATTTGATCACGCTCTTGCTTCTTTTTGCGGCGCAGCTTCAATAGCTGATTAGCTAGCTTTAAGTTTTTAACTTCGCGAATATCAATAGCATCGTCTAAGTCTATAAGCCCAGCAGATAAAGCTGTTTGAATATTGTTTTCTAAAAGAGATTTTTCTTCTTCATCTGGAGATAACTCTAGGGAAATACCAAAGTCATGCAAGTGCAAATCGTCCATTTCTTCTAGTATCCCCACATTATGCCCGCCAACTTTTTGTATAAACGCCTCTTTAGATGCGCCAAACTCTAGTATATCTGAAATACGCAAAGACAAACACTCAGCAGTTTCTGCTGTTAAGAATAACCCTGCATCTAATATGTGACGCGTTGCGGTATTAGAATTAGCAGCCGCCATCTTTTGTACACCTACCAATGCTCTTGAATCAGGGGAAGAACCGTCACGAGCTTCGTTAAGACCCGTTACATCGCGAATCATCTGCAGGTAATAGTTATATGTCTGTATAAGAGTTTGTAGCTTTTGACCGCCTGCTCCGGTTTGTAATGGCTGAATTGGCACTTTACCAGGGTTCATATCGCCCTCGCTAGTAAACGAACGGCCAATAACAGAACCCGTCTGGAAGAACATGTTAAGTGCTTCTTGCGGGTTGTAATTTGTACCGTTACCTAAATCTATTTCAGCCAAGCCATCAGCATCCATATATACGCCATCGGGCATCATTCTTTGTAATACCTGCTGCATCTTTAAATGCGTAAGCTGTATCATATCAGCAAAACCAGTACAACGGCTTACAATAGATTCAATCTTACCTTTATACATACGTGGCGCTACGATGCTGTAGTTCATCTTAACTTTAGCGTAATCGCTTTTAGGGCGCATCATATTTTTAGCCATTTCCCACTTAAGCATAATATCAGTGCCTAATATAAGTACACCTTCATATAATACTTCTAATGAGCGAGCCATTTTACCAAACTCAGCTTCTAGTAATTCTACAGGAGGATCAAACTGATCATCTCTTACTATAACCTTAGAAGCACCCGTTGCTGTTTCTTTAACCTTGTACACTTCATTCATGTACGTTTTGTAGTTAAAGTATAACACTTGCACCACATTGCTGTCACGAACGTCATGGTTTACTAATGACTGATCATATCCTGCACTATGGTTATTTGATCCTTGCTTCTGTATTTTTTCTAGCTGAGCTGTATCTAAATCCGGGAATTGCTTTTTAAGCTCGTTTAAAGGCACAAACTTTACTTCACCTACATAATATATGTCTTCAAAGTAAGGAGACTCACTATAAGAGTGTACCAAGTAAGCTGGATCAACATAGTCTACCGTTACTCCTTCTGCCTGAGTAAAGCTATTTTTTACAGCCGCAACACCAAGTGTTGTAAGATCGTAATAAAGGCGCTTTTTAGTTAGATCGTAATGATTGCCATCAAGCAATGTGTTTATAGCTACTTCTTCCGCAATTTCAATCCCCTGCTTGTAGCTTAGCTGCATGTGCAATTCTAACTCTTCTTTAGAATCAGGCAACTGTTCAGGGCTGTTTTCAAATAAATTTACATCAAAAGCTTCTTTAGCAAACTCGTTTAACTGCTTTGTTTGCAAGTCACGTATAATAGATTCCATATACTTTGTGCGTTTGCTTACGCCGTATGGATCTTGTGAATACGCTTTTAAATCAAAAGAACGATCTGCAATACCGTTAACTACAATATCTACAAACTTAGACAAGATAGGTACTGGCTTCCAGTCAAGGTTTAAGTAAGATAAATCACCGTTAACGGAAAGTTCATCTTTATATTTCTGAACGCTTTGCTCACCACGTGCATACAATCTCAGGTTATGAAACGTATTTTGGTTGCTTCTGAAACGAGTAGTACCCGAATTACTCGAGAACCATTCGTTTTGAATAGCTCTACCTACTTGCAACCCGTACTCTTGCGACATCTTTTCAGCATCGCTAGCTATCTGGCTGGGGAAAGCGCTATTTGAAACCGACTTAACCATAAATTATTTTATTATTTCTGAACTCAAACCCTCTTGACGGAATTTTGAAATCTTTATATTCAACTTTGTTCTTTCTAATTTGCCCACTGGTCTATACAATTCTTTGTTACATGCCATTATTGCTAAGCCCGAGCTTATCGCGGCATCATATTTAGTACGTTTGTTTATATCAAACTTAGACCAGTCGTTCAGTGTTTCGTTAAAGTACATGCTACCATACTGCCCATCTTCCATTAAACCTACGTACTTATCTACGTACATTTCAATCGCAGCAGCGTGTGCTTGTTTCATATCCTCGCTCGAGTTAGGAACACCACCAATTTCTTTTTCCGTTACTGATAGCTTGTTCCAAAGTCTATCCGGTCGGTTCATAGAGTATCCTCTGTAACCGCGGCGCTTAAAATGATAAAGCAACCTAGGTTTGTTATTCTCTGCTAGTATAGGCATACCGTAAAAAACACATGCCATCAATACATCTTCAAAAAATATTTCAGCGGTTTGTGGTCTGGCTATATATTCAAGGAAGAACGAACTTGGCGGTGCATCTTCCATAGTAAACTTAGTGAGGCCGTGCAAAGCCCCTTTTGAACCTTTACCGTCGGTAGTTCCTGATATGTCGTAACTATCGCAACCAAATGCGCCGACGTGTTCATTGCCCGGGTATTTAACGCCATTTTTTGTGATTTGCCTGTTCTGAAGTTCAGCCCCTGGTATCCAGGATACTTTAAATCTTCCCTGAGGGGTTGGCATAAACACAACTTTTGTATCTTTCACACCGTTAACCCACTGAAAATTGCCAGTGGTTACAACATTAGTATTACGCAGATCTTCATTATAATCAACCTGTTCGTATATTTTTGCAAGATTAAACAAGCTATTTTTTGTTTCATCTCTAAATGCGTGCTCTTCTGTACGTGGAAACTGACGGTAATATTCATTCAAACCGTCTTGGTCTTGCTTAAGACCTTCAACTTCATTGTTCCAGTAATCTATAACACCCTGTTCAATGGTGTCTCCAAAAGGATCTAACACTTTTTCTTCAGGATTATTGAATACTGGTTGTCCGTACTGATCAATAAATCCTTCGTAGTTCCACTCCATTGGTATAAAGAGTGAATATAAGCCAGATTTAGTTTGGCCATTTGAGTTTCTTTTACTTACATCAGAGTCATTATATAACTTTTTGAAGTTCTCACCTCCTTTGTCTAATGAATTCGATGTTGAACCCATTAAACACTTGCCTATAATTCTAGCTCCTAAACGTAACGTAGTTTTTGTAACTCGCCAGTTGTTTAATATGTTATCTGGTCTTTCCCATTTCCCACTCTCATCATGTACTAAAAGCTTTAACTTTTCACCATCATAAGAGTTATCTCCTGTATTCTTCCAGTCAATAGTTGTGTCAAGACCCTCAAGCTCTATTTGCTTTTCTTTTGCCTGAATTGATTTACGGGTTAGCTTAGAAGCAGGAACCCTATATGCCAGTTCAGTCTTCGGTCTATCCATACCATCTTGTATAGGCTTGAAGAAAAACGGGTAGTTAACGGATATTGGTACAACTTTATCGGTAAACATTTTTTTGGCATCACTACCCGACTTTGATAGTATACCAAATCTGGCATCACTGGAGATGGTTGCCAAGTTGACTGTTTCTCCTGAAGCCATAAATGAGAATCCACTACGTCTGTTCTTAAGATAGCACATTCCGTAGCTTCTTGTATCAGCTTTACAGGCTTCCCAAAATATAAAGAAGAGTCTGTTTGCTTCGCGGTAGTCGGGATTACCGACATCAATCTTACTCCACTGCAAGTACATGTAATGAGTCCCAGTGATATAAGTAGGAGCCCCCTTGTTATAAAACCAGTAACCACCATCACGTCTGTTGAATTCTTCATCAATGTATCCCTCCCAATTGCTTTTAAACTCATCTGGATAGGTTTGCCAATCGAATATACTCTTGATTCTTTTAAGCTCCTTAGGATACTCTTGAACAGCCCATTTATCTAAGCCTTTAGCTAACCCCTTTGGTGCCGGCGGCAATGCTATACATAAATTCTGTATTTCCAGTATTTGCCCTATCTGTCCAGTCTTACTAATAACAACTATATCGTGTTTTTTGTCATAGCCGTATTTCCAAGACTTGGATCTATTTAATCTGCTGATCGTAGTGAGCTTTACAGGCTCAACAACTTTTACTAGACTCTGCTCGTACATTATCTAGATCTTTTTTCAGCAAACCCTGAGAATGTTTTCTTTTCTTTTTCTTCTTTCGGTTTGTTTTCAAGTATGCGTTCTTCTTCTTCAATACGCGTAAGTATTTCAAACGCGTCGAAGATAGCCAGCTTCTTAGTAGCGGCAGCATTCTTTAAGCGGTCAGCAGAAACATCATCTTCCGTATTGGTAATGATTTTTTCTTGCGCAACCTTTATAAGTTCCTCAACTGCCTTGCGACCAGCTAGGATTATATTCTTTTTCGCTTGCTTGGTGTCCATACTTGATTGTAATTCGATTCTCGGGAACACGGTAAACCTTCTCCCCCTCAATATTAAATTCGTATTCTGTACCAGGTGTAAAACCTATAAGCTCGTTTTCTTCAAAGTCGCGGTAGGCATATTTAACTTTGCCTATCAATGGTCTCTCGTTATGCTCAGAAAACATGCGCTCGTCTAACATGGGCTTAACGAATATGAAACCCGCTACAGGTTTCCATTCTCCATCACGTTTAAACGCATATATCTGATCAGGGTATACGAAGTACTTATCCTCTTCGTAATATGAGCGACTATTCTTTTCGGCGCCTCGCACGTCTCTAAATCTTCTAAAGACGTTATGATGAACAATAACTTCATCACCAGGAAGCAATCCTAAATCGTTTACTTTGGGTATAGCTTTGACTACTCCGTGTCTGCTAGTATAGAGATGGTTTTGTAATTCTGTATTTAACAACAGCGTTACACCATTTATTTCTTTCTCCGATGTGGTTCTCTTAGCATACGGAGATATCATAAAGTTGTATATGCTTTGCATTACCACTTAAGATCGTATTCAACAGAAATAGCCATGTTCTTGTTAAAGTCTTTCCATGGC